TTTCATATTGATGAAGAGGTTTTAGCTAAGGCGATTATTGAGTTATCGAAGCTTGTTCCGTTTGGGTCATTGCGCGCTACGGACGTAGTTACAGCGTATGAGTCTTCGCCTAAGGGCACGAACTGGGGTTTGCCTTTCTTTAGTTCAGATAAAAGGGACTATCCACGATATCTAGACTTGGCTAGGCAACTTGAATTCAGAAATTATCCTATTGGTGACTACTGGCCATGTGTGTTAGGGGTTCGTAGTCAACCGAATCAAATTGGCAAGCCGGCAAAATGGCGTGCATTACACATGGCTAGTCATGTTATAGTTATGGAAGAATTACGTATTCAACGTCCATTATTGAATACGTTAAAACGTCATCCATGGTTTGTTGCATGGAATACTCCAATTGACATCAATAGGAGAGCGACCTCTATATTGCAAAATAGTCACGGTCGTGCTAAATTATCATCTGATTTCTCCTCATATGACGCGAGATTACCAAGAGAAATAATTCAAGGTGTCTTTAGTTGTATACGGAACTGGTTCAGAAGCTCAGATCATCAGTTAATCCACTGGCTCGAAGATTGTTTTCTTCATGTAGGGATACTCTGCCCTGACGGATATTATACCGGCAGGGATGGGGGTGTTGCCTCAGGCCTGGGAATGACTAACCTGGTAGATACCCTAGCCCAGATTCTCGTAGATATGATAATTGCAATCATATGTGATACACGCATAGAAGATGCTATGTATCTAGGAGATGATGGAGTGAAGCTCTTCAGCGACGAAGTCACGCCTGAAATGTACGCTGAAGTCTGTGATCTGATGAATCTGAGTGTCAGTGTTGATAAATCGCTGTATTCTGACGAAGAGATTGACTTCTTACAAAGGAGGCACTCTTTGTGGTATGAGAAAGATAACATGAATGTAGGTTACAGATCCTTTGTACGTACAGCATGTGGTGTAATATCTTTCGAAGTATTCAGTGACATTTCCGGATATGTTCTATCACTACGTGGCATCCAACAAGTGGAACAGTGCAGTGACAATCCCCATTTCAGTGAAATGGTCGAGTGGTTATATGAAGGAGATGATTTCCTTCACAGAACGGCGCCTGTTGCTTTATTGGAGAAAGCAGGAGGAGTGAGTAGGGTTGAAGAGGCTCTTAAAATAAGATCCTACCCATATAACCAACGTAATATCGAAGAATTAGCAGACTTCGAAACGGTTCGTATCATAAACGCCCTACGGTTTATGAAACGAAAAGAGGCTAAGCACTCGGGGCTCAGCG